TGTAGCCACAGCAACATCAGGTTCAGTAGCAGCATCAACAAGTGGTGGTAACCAGATATATACATTTACTGGTTCAGGAACAATTACATACTAATGGCACACTTTGCAAAAATAGGTGATGACAATATAGTAGAACAAGTCATTGTTATTGGAAATGAGATTACAGACCCTGAATCTACAGGTTCAGATACAGAACAACTTGGCTTAGACTTTATTGCTAATGTTTTAAAACTAGAAGGTACATGGGTTCAAACATCTTATAACAGCAATATAAGAGGTAACTTTGCACACATTGGTGGAACTTATGATAGCAGTCTTGACAAATTTCAAGAACCAAAACCTTTTGATAGTTGGACTTGGGATGATACAAAGAACGAATATGTAGCACCATTACCTCATCCATTAGCAGATATAGACCCAAATGATGAATCAGCACAACCTGACTATATTACAAGTAAACCTGATGATGAAATATGGTTACATAGATGGAATGAAACAGCATATCAAGCTGACAATACAACAGGTTGGGATTTTGTTCAATGGACACAAGCTGATGAAGATGCATTACAAGGTGAAAACTTAGGCGATTAACTAATACAGGTGGAAAATGAAAACAATATTTACATCTGATGTCGTAGGACACAGAGATATAAAAGAATTTCAACCACAACCTGCTAAAAACTTTATGCCTGATTGGTATAAAAATATGCCCTCAGATGTAAAGTATGATACAGATTACAATAAGATACCTAACTTTAGAACAGCAAAACTATGTCCTAATTTTTCAGATATATTTACTGAAGGATTTGTTTTGCCTGCACCATGTGATATGTGGTTAAGTGTTCATGGAGATGGAGTGGATGATTGGATATGGAAGACATCTAATTCAGCATTTGATATAGAAATGCACGGACAAGGGCAGTTAAATAATTTTTTACCTAACCCTGTAGTTAGACAAATATTTAAATTAAATTATCCGTGGAGAATAATTGTACCTAAAGGATATAGCATAAGACAAATACCACTATTTTATGATTACAATCCTGATTGGCATGTAGCTTATGGTGTTTTAAAAGCAGATGTTGTTAACGAAATAAATTTACAAATTTGTTATACAAGTAAAGAAGAAGAAGTATTTATAAAAGCAGGCGAACCTCTTTGTTACTATGTACCATTTAAAAGAGAAGAATCTAAATTAGTTATAGATAATAACTATGATAAGTATAAATCACAGATAGAAGGCAGTATGCATAGAGCATTATCTAAATTTAAAAATGGTTATAGGAGATTTAACAAATGATAGATATAAAGTTCCAAACACCTGTAAGAGGATTGCTTCATTCAGAAGCAACAGTACAACCTGCTAAAAATTTTATACCTGACATATGGAAGAATACACCTGCTGCTGCAGATATAGAACAAAATCCATTAGACCCATATAAACATATTGGTCCTAATAGTGAAACAAGAACAGCAAAGTTATGTCCATCTTTTGTAGATGTATTTAACACTGGATATGTAATACCTGCACCGTGTGATTTACAACTCATGTATAACAAAGAGAATCATGATTATAGATTTGAGACAGGTCTACCTGGTATAGAAGTAGTTATACATAGTCGTGACCAATTTCTTAATTATGGTGATTCTAATTTTGATTTTGTATTTAAATTAGATAATACTTGGGAATGTATTACACCTGATGGCTATTCAATTATGCAAATACCTATGCTATGGCATGCTAATCCTGACTGGGAAGTAGCATACGGAATAATCCACACTGACCAATATCATTTAATTAATCCACAAATAATGTTAAAAAAAGGCGTAAAAGATGTCTTCATTGCACAAGGTGAACCATTGTGTTATATAGTTCCTTTTAAAAGAGAAGAATACAACTTAGTATTACAAGAGTGGGACGAAGAGTTATCTGCTAGAGGTTTTGTAAATAATCTTGGTACATTTAAGAATGGCTACAGAAAACTTTTTAGGAAACGTAATGCTAAAAAAAATTAAGTTTGTAGCTGTAAATAAAAGATATTCTAAAATACAACCACCACCTAAACCTGCTTACTTATACAAACCTAGTTGGTATTCTTTATCTCCTGTGTATATGAGTAACGGTACGCCTGATAAAAAACTTATGATGACAGATGAAGGTAAGAACATGACCTTTAAAAAATGTTTACCTTTTATTGATACTATGAAATCAGGCTACATTGTAGAGCTACGTAAAGACATGATAGTTCAACATAATAAAGATAATGTTTTTGATTTGCAATGGAATAGTGATGAGTTGTTATTTACAATACACAATACAAGTACAAATATAATAGAACCACCTTCTGGATATAACAGTCAAGTTGTAAATTACATATGGAATACAATAATAAAAACTCCTAAAGGTTATAGTTGTTTAATTACACAACCTTTTGGTTGGCATGATACACCGCTTAAAATGATACCTGCGATAGTAGATACAGATAAAGAAGTATTAAACTTTCATTTCCCTATGTGGTTGAAAGAAGATTTTACAGGAATAATACCTAAAGGCACACCACTTGCACAAGTCATACCTTTTAAAAGAGAGAGCTGGTCTATGGAAACAGACTATCTTGCAGATGGAGAACTAGATGTATTAGCTGAAAATGGATTCAATGCTACTATGCAGAATCATTATCGTGATACAAGCTGGTCAAAGAAAAGATTTAAATAATGGTTTACCCTAGAAAAAGAAAAACAAAAGCAGGATACTTTTATATACCTCATGATTTTATGCATCCATCTTTACAACAAGAATTACAAAAAATAAATAGAAATGTTTATGGATGTCCATCTATTGGTGGATTAAACGATAGACTTTTTACATTACCTAGCATACTAAGTGTTGAAGTAGAGTTTGGTATAAACGAAGAAGGACCATATTACAACTATATGCTTGATGAAAAAGTTCACAATACATCATTAGACATGCATACATTAATGGGAGATATGTTAAGTGTAAGAGCTTCAGATGATGGCAGAGCTGTATTACAACAAACAATAAGTATGATATTTGTAACTGATGATAAAGATTTAGAAATGACTTTAATGAATCCTTTAGATAATGTAGATAAAGATAATTGTTCTGCAGTTATAGGTTCTTTCTATCCATATGCATGGCTTAGACCAATAAACCTTGCATGGATACAAGAAGATGTTACTAAACCTGCAAAGATAACTTTAGTAAAAGGTAAACCATGTAACACAATATTTTTTAATAAACCTTTAAATCTAAAAGAAATAGAACCAACAAAAGAAATACTAGATTATATGTCATTCACTACTGCTAGTATTAATTTTCATAGAAATATTCGTACAATATTTACCAATATAAAAAAGAAACGACCGAGGTATATGCTATAATCTCTTGATGGATTATATTGTTGGTTTTATTTTAGGATACTTCTGCCAAAAATTTTTTGTTTGGTTAGATAAATTTGCTGTTCCAAAAATACCTGACAACTATGATGAAGAAGATTGGGATTTCATTATATGAACAATGGAAATGGATATACCAATAAAGAACTTCTAAATATAATTATTGAAACTCAAGAAAAAACAAATGAAAGAATAGATTTACTACACGAAAAAGTAAACTCAAAAATTTCAAGGCAAGAACTAAGCGGTTGGTTAGTTGCAGGGTCTGCATTGGTGGTGTTGGTCAACGCATTAATGTAGGAGGTAATATGGAATGCTGCGGACACGGCTGCTGCAATGGTGGTTAGTATTATCTCTTGTTATGTTACCGCTTTCAGCGTTAGCTAACGAAGAAGATAATACAACTACAACTACAACTACTACGACTATTCCAGGAGAAGTAGAAGAAATAGAAACATTTGATGGACCAGAGGAAACAACTACGACTACAACTGTTCCAGAAGATAACACTACAACTACTACAACAACTACAACTGTTCCTGAAACTTATGAACAGACTACAGACATAATTATTCCTGAAGATGAGCTAGATAGTCAGGGTAATGAAGTAGAAAATAATATACAAATAGACGAAAAACACAGCAATGGTAATTGGAATTGTTGTGGTATGGAAGATTTTCATATGAACTTACATTATTTCCAACATGGAAATGATAGTAATGACTATACATTTACCCTACCTGAAACAACAACAGTAGATGAAGAAGAACTAGAAATAGATATATATGAAGTAGGTTTTAGAATTGGTGCATTAAATAATGATGGCACAGTTACGTACACACATACTGATGAAACTACACAGGAAAATGTACTTGAAGGTCAAGACAATACAGATATAGAAAATATGTTTGAAGATGTTGTTTACAACATTTACGACACATTAGAAACATTTATAGAAAGTTTTACAATAACAATTAATGATTGGTCTTTGTTAGATAATATATCATTTAAATACATACAACCAACTACAACAACTACTACATTACCGCCACCTCCTGAACCAGAGCCTGAACCAGAACCTTACATACCTCCACCACCACCTGAGCCAGAAACATTTGTTGTTATATTAGATAACGGAGAAGAAGCAGAATATGAACAACACGAGATAGATGATGGTACAGTAGAGAGAGATAATCAACGCAAAAAGAATTTAGAAATTTATGGTGTTGAGCTTACTGATGAACAGATAGAACGTGGAGATTTAGAACAATATGACATTGAAATCATTGAAGAAGAAGACATGGGAGAACTCGGAGAAGAGTTTTTTGATGATGTTGATATACCTGACATTATGGAAGTTGAGCTTACTGAAGAAGAACTTGAACGAGAAACTAAAAAACTTGAACTTGAAGAGGAGATTGAGATATTTATATTTGAAGATGAAGAGGAGATTGAGGAGTTTATAGATACTGTTTTAGAAGTAGAAGAGTTTTTAGAAGAGTTTGAAGAAGTAGAGATTATAATTATAGAAGATATAAAAGACATAGAAGTAAATATAGATGATTGGGATACAGAATTTGAGGAAGAAGAAATAGAAGATGAGTTGGACGAAGAGATACCAAGAGATGACGATATCGGAGAGGAAGAAATTCAAGAAGAAGATGTCGAAATCAAAAGTGAACAAGAAGATATTAAAGAACCTTTAGAACTTACTGAAGAAGAAGTAGCTGTTGAAGTTGCAGAAATAGAAGAAGTTGTAGAAGTTCCTATTGTAGAAGAAGACGCAACAGAAGAAGAGGTTGCTGAAGCAATAGAAGAATACGTAGAAGAATTAGAAACAGAAGAAGTCATAGAAGTTCTTGAAGAAGTTAACGATGTTGGTGTACAAGAATTAGAAAATGTATCAGAAGAAGTACAAGAAGTTGTACAAGCTGTTGTTGAAGAAGCAATAGAAAACGTAGAAGAATTGACAGAAGACCAGGTAGAAGTTGTTGCTGAAGTACTACAGGTACAAACAGAAGACGTAGAGATTATTGCTGAGGCTGTTAAAGAAGATGAGGTAGTTGCTGAAGCTGTAGAAGAATATGTTGAAAGAGCTGTAGAGAATGCAGATGTAGAAAACTATACACTTGCTGATGTTGTTACTGAAGTACAGTTCGAAACATTTTTAGAGAATCCAATAGAAACTTTTGTTGATATAGATTTTGAAGATATAAGTATTGAAAGTATAGGAGATGATATGACACAAGACCAAAAAGAAAAAGCACAAGAAGTGGTAGTCCCAGTTATTCTGACTAGAATAGCAAGTATGGCTGCATTTGTTTTTAGGAGACAAATATGATAAAAAAATTATGGAATTGGTTTGTGGAGGCTGTAAAAGAAACTCTTAACCTTAGTTGGACTTTGGTTGGTTTAGTTATAGCTACACTTACACTAACTGGTTCTGCCCAGCAAGTAACTGGGTTAGCCACTTTAATAACATTAGGTATATGGTTACTAACAATAAAATTTCGAAAGTAAAGTATAGGACATTTAAACACCCAAATGGGTACACAAATGTTACTATAAATAATTCTAAATATGGTAGTCTTGGTAAATAAAGACAAAGAAGAAGACCATGTTTGGGTTATACTAGATGATGGTTCAAGAGTACACATCTCTTGGTTAGAAGGAGTGGAGAAGAAAAATGAAATTACAAGTAGTTAGAACACAGTTCGGCACAGATGCAACTAATGGTCTGTTGTTTATTGACGGCATATTTGAATGCTATACATTAGAAGACCAGTATCAAGCAGTAAAAGTTATGCATGAAACTTGCATACCAGAAGGCACATACGACATTGAATTTAGAAAAACTGGTGGCTTTCATGCTAAGTATTCAGAAAGATATAAGAACGCACACTATGGTATGCTTCATGTACAAGACGTACCAAACTTTACTTATATCTTAATTCACACAGGTAACACTGATGAACATACATCAGGTTGTCTAATCGTTGGAGAAACACAGCAAGATTTAGAAGTAAGTAAAGATGGATTTATTGGTAGCAGTACATTGGCTTACAAAAAAATGTATGCAAAAGTTGCAGGTCAATTACTTCAAGGTAAAAAAGTAACAATAGAATATACAACTATTAATAAATTATTATCAGGAACACCTGAAGTAGACAACAAATCTAAAGAACATCTTGTACTAGCTGATTCTGTATATGAAAAATTACAAGAAATAAATGGTAATGTTCTCACTATCAAATCAAAACTTAGTGGAAAGGTAATAACATAATGTCAGATTTATTCGAGAAGAATAATAGAAGAAGAAACCAAGAGGGTAAGTTCAAGAAGGACTTATGGTGGACTCCTTGGAATGATGCATGGAGTTATAAAATGAGTGAAGACCTCAAAGATATGCTAGAGAGAACTGTATGGACCTTTGTTGAAGCGTTCATAGGTGCTTTAGTAGTTGCTCCATTAGCTGGTGTAGATGCTGATGCAGTTCAATTAGCATTACTAGCTGGTGGTGGTGCTGCGTTAGCAGTTGTCAAAACTTACGCTAAAAAACAAATTAGTAGTTAATACAAATTAAAAGAATAATTTTGATTTTCTTCTACATCGTAGTTGATTGTATCACTCTTAATTAATCTGTATTTCCATTGAGTATTCTTGTGTTCGTGTAAATCACAACGCTCTTTTACTATATCCCAATTTTTGTCGTGTCTTAAATTAAATATATGACCACCAAACCTTGGGATGTAATGTTGTAAGAATGTTGTACCACAGACACCTCTTCTGTTTTCTGTTAGTAATCTAGCTATTGTTTCCTCTTGCGACATCATTCATCCTTTCTCCAAAAGCCCTTTCACATTCTTCGCATAGTCCTTTATATGCTTGTAACTCATGTAAATAAGTTTTAAAACAATCTATGCATGTATTGAAGAACACTTTCTCTGTTCCATACAACATTAGAAAGGAGCTTCACCTTCTTTAATATCGTCCATACCTTTTGCAGTAGGCATCACTACACCATTAAGAGCTTGTACAAAGTTACTCCAAACCTTTGGTGTTTCTTTTTTATAGTCAACTATCCACCAAGACTTAGCAAATGTTTTACCATCAACTACATCTCCACCTACACATTGACCCATCATAGAACATCTAAAGTCTGGTCCTTTTGCAGAAGTCTTTTGATTTTCTGGTATGTAATTTACTTTAGACTGCATGTCGCAGGGACATAACAAACCATTCTCATCCATACATGCTTTGCCATTTTTATGACTTAAATCTTTTGTAGAGAAGTTTGCATCTTCTAATACCTTTATAGGATTAGAACTATCTTGCGATGCAGAAGAAGCCTTGGTCTTAACGGCAGGAGAAAGGCTATCCTGCGACTTATCTGCATCTGATTTTACTGGAACTGAGGGTGGTTTCACCGCACTAGGTTGAGTTTTTTTTTCAGAGGCATAGTGTTCTTCCTCTGTTATCCCCCCTGTCCATAGCTCTAGACCTATTCCAAATCTCATACAACATCTTTTAATACCATCTGATACAGCTAGTTTTAGTATCTCGCTTTCGGTAATGTTTCTATTCATTGCATTCATATCAACATCTCCTACTTCCTCTACTGTACCGAGTCCATCTATTTGCAGTATGCATTTTGCACCTACAATAGAATTGTCTTTACCCCTAATATCTTGGTAGTAAAAGTTATACTCTCCTGGTATCACATCAACAAGTCGTTGTGTGTATATGTGATGAGGCACATAGTCCCCAAACTTACCCTTTGGTGCAGGTTTTACCACACTTTTAGGGAAGTCTTTGATTAATTTTTTATGTTTTTCCTTGTCCATTTTGTTCATTTGCACTCCTTATAATGCCATACCTGTCAATATACCTACTAGATATAATACTATGCCTAGAGATAAAATTTGATACTCTAATTTCATTCTTCTAAATTCACTAGATACTCTGCTGTTACACCTTTAGAAGGCTTTACAAACAAACAGAATTGTGATGGTCTACCCATTGCAGCTAACTGTTCAAGTGCATATCCATTATGACTTTCAGTTGAGCCGTTTACCCATACTCTTACATCATTTAGATATAGAGATGTTGGTGTGTGGTAGTGTCCACATACTGCGTGTGTAAAATCCTCCATCAGTTCAGCACTTGCTAATGCCTTCCAACCTAAGATTTTTTTGTTGTATCCATAAAAAGGTAGTCCCATACTACCTCTAATGTTGTCGCCATGAAAACAAAAGAACTTTGCTTTGACTCCTAAATCAGCAATGGTATACCATTTCTTTTCAGGAATATGCCACTTCATTCTTGGCTCGTTCTTGAACATGGTTTCCATTATCTTACCTAACATTCTGTCTGCGTTAGTTTCAGGGTTGTAGTCTCTACGACTTCTACCACCTAACGCACCATGATTACCTATTACCCAATAACATTCAACCTCCTCAAAGTGAGAAAGTAATATGCTAAAGAACTCATACAACATAGCAGGTCCATCAACAGTTACTTGTTTGTAAAGTGAACTGTCAATTTCATGTGCTTGTCCAGGAAAAATCAATTCACCCTCCACAATATCGCCAAGTGCTAGAACTACACATTTCTTAATAGTGTGGTTTGCACCCTGCAACTGAGAGAGATTCACGATTTTCTCTGCATATTTAATGACTCTCTTTGATGCTATCTTAGAGTTGTATGTTTCGGTATTTTTTGCGAGTTGAATATCGCTTAGTAAAGGGACACAGATTTCTTGCCCTTTTGTTTTTGATTTAGTAGGGGCTTTTACTTTTGGTAATGTTACAGTTGACATACCATCTTTAGCTCCTTTGTATACTGCCTCAACTAAGTCTGCTTTTTTGTCTTTGAGTTTTTCAATTTGCCTTAACAATCTTTTGTTTGTATTTTTAAGGTCTGTAATCTTATCACTCTCAACCTCTGCTAAGAGTTTAACTAACTTAGCTTCCTCGTTCTTCTTCATGTTCTTCCTTTAAGTATGATAGCCACCTGTTGACACCTGCTCTAGATACTTTAAATTTGTATTCCTCTGTTAAGATTCTACTTACAGCAGTAGAGTTTGGTTTTTTTCCTTGTTTTACGAGGACTTCTATACCCTCTATAAATGGTTTTACTTCATCTGGTACTTGTAAATACCATGCAGTAACACCTCCCTGTTTTTTAGAGTAAGCCATTTCTAGTAGCTCCTCTATGTTTTTCTTATCGCTCATGTGGTAATCATATCATTGTTCGCCCTATATACAAGTATTAAAAAGAATTATTTTATAAGCATGTATATGCATATGCATAGAAAAAAAAACAAAAAAAAATGCCCCCCAATGTGCGAACAACCACACACTTGGGGGGCATTTATAAGCTACTCATGAGCCATTTTTAAGTAGCTTTAACCTACATATTTAGCATACTGTTTAGCATACTCTTTGACATGTTCTATGTCATTGATAGGTATAATTTCATTAAGAGTCATGAATCTAAAAATCTCCATGACTTTATCATGTGATAGTGTTTGGTTACTACCAGATTCGCTATCTTGTACACCAACCACTTGCATGTCGCTAACCCAAATTCTTGGCTTAGGTAACTTAGCCAACCATTTGAGAGCTTCTAGGTCAATAGAATTACAACCATAGTCCATTAGATTGTCTATCGCTGTTGTATCCATACGACCATCTCTAGCTATGATTCTAATATCTCCGTCATATCCATTGATAGTATTACCATACCCTACATAACCAGCCATATTAGTAGCTGGTAATATTTCTACAATTTCTCGTACATCATCACTAGTAAAGCCCATACTTCCAGAGCAGTCAATCATTATGCTACCACCTGCAATATGTTTTCTTTGTTTGAATACTTTTCTATCAGTAATGATTCTATGTACATTTCTTGGCTTAACACCATACTCGCCTTGA